GGGCGGATTCGCGAACTGGATCGTTGAACTCTGGAACGGGTTCATCGGCATGATCACTGACGCCTGGAACGCCTACATCACGTGGGTGGTATCCATGATTGTCGGGTTCGTTGGCTGGTGGAACGGGATCTGGACAGCAGTTGGCCAGTGGATCATCAACGTGTGGAACGGCTTCATCGGTTTCATCATGGACATCTGGAACGGCTACTGGGCGTGGGTCTTCGGTGTCATCTCAGCCTTCTCGAGTTGGTGGAACGGCATCTGGGACAGCGTCAAGCAATTCATCATCGACGCCTGGAACAACATTGTCACTGGCGTCTCGGACGGCGTGAATAACGTGATCGAGTTCGTGAAGGGCCTACCGGGCAAGATCCTGGGGTTCTTCGCCAACGCGGGCACGCTGCTGCTGGACGCCGGTAAGAACATCCTCCAAGGCTTCCTTGACGGGCTCACCAAGGGCTTCGATGACGTGAAGGACTTCGTTGGTGGCATTGGTGACTGGATCGCGAAGAACAAAGGCCCGAAAGCCTACGACCTCGCGCTGCTGATTCCTGCTGGTGGGTGGATCATGGACGGCCTCCAGTCCGGGATCAAGGCATCCATGCCGTCCCTGAAGAAAACCCTTGGTGGCGTGTCCGCGACCATCGCCGGCGGTGTGGGTGGTGGAACGGTTGGCCTTGACGGGACCGTACCCCCGACTAGTGCAGCATCCGCAGCCAACGCCCCGGCGCCGGTGCAGCACACCTGGAACGTCACGGTTGAAGGAGCGGACAATCCCGAAGAAACATGGCAGGTCTTCAAGTCCCGCGCTAACGACTCTCTCCGCGCCCAAGGCGCTGACATTGTTCTCGTCTAAGGAGGGCTCATGAGTAAGACCGTGATGTTGGACGGTCAGATCCTTCACGGACTTGATCAGTACGGGTGGTGGCAGGTCAACGAGATGGACGGCTGGGACCAGTCCCCGGAGGAGAAAAGCAACACGGAGGAGCGTCCCCTTGCAGACGGCGACTATGACACGGTAGTGCGTTATAGCCGCCGTCTGGTCACCATGTCAGGCCGGTTGGTGGCGAAGACCCCGGAGCAGGCGTTCTTGGCGCGTGAGCGGCTGTCTGCACTGCTGCGGGACACTGGCGTGTTTCAGGTGGAGCAGATGAACTTCGCCCGCTGGTCCCCGTTCGCACGCCGTGGCCGGATCAGCCCGGGCCGGATTAGGGGCAGGCTCCTGACCTACCGAGCGGAGATCAGGTTCAACGATCCCCGGAAGTTCGGGGAGCAGCACACGGTGCCCGGTTCTGTTGGTTCGCCGGGGTCGGTGTTCCACCGGGGCACGCACCCGGCATGGCAGGTAGTCACAGTCACGGGCTCGTCCGGGGGCGGGTACACGATCACCTTGAACGGGCAGTCCGTTGTGGTCACCCAGCCGCTGGTGTCCGGAACCCCGCACGTCCTGGACTACCGGACGGGCATCCTCCGGATCGGTGGGTCCGTAATCCGGGGCGGGATCTCCACTGCTGGTTTCTCTCCCGTCCTCCCTGGCATGCCGCAGGACATGAGCATCAGCGCTGGATCTTTCAGTGCCCTGTATCACGACACGTTCATTTAGGAGGCCGGGTGTACAAGGTCTACACCGTGTCCACAACCACGTGGGGTGACAAGGCGCTCGTGGACCCATCCGCGGCCCCATGGAAGCGCACCCATAACGAGTCAGCGGGGGCTTTGCAGACCACGTTCCAGCTCTCGGACCCCAACGTCTCAGCAACGTCCAACGCCGGGCTTCTACTGCCGGTGGAACGGTGCCTTGTCATCGAATACGACGGTGTGGTGATGTACGCGGGGATCATCTGGGAAGACACCTACAGTTACAACACCAAGACCCTGACCACCTCACACGAGGACATCTGGTCACTGCTTGCGTTGAGGCTGATCTCGGAAGACCTCACTAGCACCATCCCGTCGTGGGTGAAAACCTACACCGACATGGAGTACGACACGATCATCAAACGGCTCGTGCAGCTCGCCACCGCCGGGGCTGGCCGGACGATTCCCATCGTGTACGAGGCCGACTACAGCGGCGGCCGGTCCCGCACCTATTACGGGTACAACCTTGACACGGCCATTGACGCCATCACCGAGATCATGAATGTGCCCGGCGGCCCTGACGTGGATCTGAGGCCAGAGTGGGCGCCTGGCGGGGAAACGCTTCAGTGGACGCTTCGGACCGGGGATATGAACCCGGACGGGCAAACCATCGAAGTGCTCGCGGACGTGCAGGACTCGGCGGTCAAGGACATCCAGCGGAAGCGCTCTGGACGGGAACTCGCCACCCGGTACATGGGAGTCGGTGAAGGCTCCGGTGTCGACATGAAAGTCCGTGCCGCTGCAGGGTCTGGTGGTCTGGCGCTGGAACGGGTGGGGCAGGCGAAGAACATCAAGACATTCGACCAGCTTCAAGAGTTCGCTGACGGGAAGCTTGCTGCCCGCACGAACCTCATCAGCCAGTACTCCATGGACCTGAACATCAACTCCCCGGTGGTGGGAAACCTTTGGACGATCAAGCCAGGTACGACGTTGAAGTGGAACACCACTGGTGATCCTGAGATGGCGGATGGGTATCGGAACAACACGGTCATTTCATACTCCGGGGATATCGCCTCGGACTGGGTCCACCTTGAACTTCAGTAGGAGGACGCATGGCTGAGAAAGTCGACCTACAAGCCTCTGGAGTGCGGGCAAGCCAACGCCAAGTAAGCAATTACGGCACCCAGACGCCCCTGTCCTCTGCTGCTGTTGACCGGGGATCCACCCGGTGGCTGAATGGCTCCAACGTCGAAATCGACGGTCTCCTGAGCGTGTCCGGAACACTGTCCGGCGGTGGTGACTTCGACTGGACAGGCGGTTTCACCCAGTCCGGGCCCTCAACGTTCACCGGCTCAGTTGACTTGAACGGCCCGGTTGAGGTTGCTGGGGACACAAATGTGACTGGCACGTTCACCGTGACCGGGCCTACCTCCCTTGAAGGTGTTACCGAGATTGTCGGAGACACCACCGTGACAGGAACATTCGATGTTGACGGGCCGATGACGACCACCGGAACGCTCGACGTTGAAGGCGTGACAACGCTCAAGAACGATTTGAACGTCACCACAGGCAAGATCGTCGCCGCCGGTTTGACTATCGATCCAGCCGTTGACGGTGGTTCGGTCATCTTCGCCGGTGGCGGCGGCATGCAGGGCGTCGGAGGCGTCACGGCGGTGAAGGGCTTCGGCAACGCCGGCCTGATCACTGGGACTACGGCCAGCCTGTTCGCTGTTGGTGTGAGCCTAGATGTCTCGTCCGCAGCGGTCACGGTGAATGGTGGCCCGCTGCGGGTCCCAGGCATGACGTTTCAAGCGGGCGGCGCGAACGTTCGTTACGACGCCAGCACCGGACAGTTGTACTACACGACTTAGCTGCAGAGATACTGCTTCGCCGCTGCTGCCACCGTCAAGTGATCAACTGCCAGGGCCACGTCCGGGTAGTCCTTCAGCACCGCTTCACGGTAGCTGTCCTTGTCCCGGAAGAGCAGATTGGCGCAGGCTGCGTAAGCCTCGCGCAGGAGCTCGGAGTCATCTGCCTTGAGTGTGGTGAGAAGCGGCCGAAGTTCGGTGAGCATGTCGCTCTGAACGCTCGTCGCCGCGTGCTGGACCTCAACGACAGGCTGAATGGCTGGTTCTGGTGTGGCTGCTGGTGCTGAGCATCCCGCCAACGTAAGCGCAGCAATTACGGCGAGTCCCCCAATTTTCCTCATGGACTGCATCTTAGCTGCAGTCCTCCCGAATTAATACACCCGGAGGCAACACCTTGGACGAACTTGCTGTGATGCATGAGAGCATCCACGCCCAGCACCGACAGGACCTCTCCAACATCCATTGGGAGTTGGTGCAGGCCAAGGCCCGGGAGCGGGTCAAGGACCTCCGGATAGCTGAGCTTGAGGCGCTGCTGGAGCAAGCCACAAACCCGGACGCCTGACCCTAACTTCATACCCATCAGAGCCCCGCACTCCGGGGCTTTTTTCATGCCCAGGAGGCACCCATGGCCACAGTGACTGGAACCGTGACAGAGGTCAGCGGCGGACACCTTGTAGGCAGGAACCCGCAGATCATTTTCACGCTGAACCAGCCGAATGCGAAGGCCGGGAAGATGCACCCCACGCGCCCGCTCGCGGTCACGCCCGCATCGGATGGGACGTGGACGGCATCCCTTGAGTCCACCACGGACATGATCGATGACGCGTGGTACACGGTGTCTATTCAGTGGCAGGACGACGGCGGCAAGCCAACCCGCATGGACTTCCCGGAGTGGGCTTTGCAGGTCCCTACCGCGGGTGGCGTGTTTTCGAACTTGTTCGGTAAGCCCCCGGCGAATACGCGCATGGTTTACGTCTCGCTGACAGCGCCCACGGACCCACGCCCGTTCATGCTGTGGCTGCGCCAAGACCCAACCAACCCTGATGCTGTCGGGTCCGATGGCTCCCTCTTCGAATGGAGGAATGTCTGATGACTTTCCAGTGGGTATTCCTCGCTAACCTTATGGGCCCTACGGGCAACTGGACACGGACCGGTTTGACGTCCGGGGCGAACCTTGACGCTCTGATCACCCCGGGCGCTTACCCGGTGACGAGCTTCGCCACGGCGGACTCTCTCACCCCGGATCTGCCTGCATTGGGTGCCGGTATTTTTGAGGTGTTTCAGCTTGGCACGAACGTTGTTCAGCGCTGGTCCCTCACGGGTGGTGCACCTAATACGGTGCATCAGCGTGAGTACACGGGCGCGGCGTGGACTACGTGGCGGCGTACTGATAACCCGCAGTGGGAGAAGGTAGGCAACCTCACGGTAGGGACTGACGTCCACACGTTGGCGTCGGGCATTTACCAAGTGTTCTCGTCCAGCCTCGCAACGTCCCTCGGCCTGCCGGTGGCGTCTGGTGGTGTGTTGGAGATGTTTGTTGTCTCCGCAGCGAACGTTCTGCGGTTCACCACTTTCAGTGGTGAGGTGTGGCAGCAGGAGAAGTCCGGAACATGGACTGCGTGGCACCGGTTGGATGCGTCTGCGATCAAGATCCCGAAGGAGAACGGCCCCGGTTCCGGGTTCAAGGTCCTGCCCTTGTGCGTGACTGTGCCGTCCACTGGGTCCACGAACGTGGCCACGGCCCGGCAGGAACGGCACATGATGTGCTGGGCTGCCCCGATTACCCGGTGGAAGGTTCACGTCCGGAACTTCGACTACCGCCTGAACACTGCCCTGACTGGGACTGTGACGTTGACGGGTGTCTACTTCGGTGAGCATGACATGACCACCACGCCGACGTTCGCTTTCAAAGCATCCCCCGCCCCGGCCCTGATCGCTTCGGGTGTGACACTGGTGGACGGCGCCGAGTGGGTGTCCCCATGGATCGCCACGCCGTTGGAGGCTGACAAGGAGTATCTGCTCAGCCTCGGCTTCACGGCAGCGTCCGGGCAGCAGTTCTACATCCAGGTTGGTTCCGTGGGCACGGACGCGGTCAACACCAACGCCGGAATCACCACAGCACCAACGGGGACCGGCTCGGCAACGTTGGATGTGTGGATCGAAGCGGAAACGTACGCGACCACACCATCCATAGCGTTCCTTGATGACTCCACAGGATCCGGCGTGGGCGCAACGTACACGCTGCGGGACTCGTGGCCGTCCAAGTACTGCCGGGCGCGGAAAGCCCTGCCGGTGCACTACACGGCGTCCGGTGAGTCCTACGCGGCGTACAGCAACACGGCCTACGGGAAGTGGACGCGCTGGCAGACACTGGACAAGCCTGACGCTCTGATCGCCGGGCTCGGAAACAATGACATCTTCCAAGGCGCGGACCTGGCCACGACGCAGGCGCGTGTGCTGGCTGTGATCCCGGAGTTGAAGAAGATCACGTCCACCAACTTCTACTGGGCTACGGTCATGCCCCGCACTTCGGTCACCGGTGCGCAGGAGACGGTGCGCAGGGACTTCAACACTTGGATGCGGACCCTGCCTCATGGGGCGCGGGACTGCTTCGAGGTGTCGGCGGCTGTTTCGTTGGATGACGAAACACTGAACCCGGCTTATGACGCGGACGGTGTGCACCTGAACACCGCCGGTTACGAAGCGGCCAAGGACGCGATCAACCGGCCGGTCACCACCCCTCCAGTCCAGTACGTGACGCTATGAGAGGCAAGCCTATGAAGTGCATGCTGCTTAACCTGTGGCTGAAGGTCCAGGAACCGCGGGCGTTGTCGGTCATCTACTTCTTCGCCTACTTGGTGATCAGTGTGATGGGGCTGGCCGTGGCGATTGACCCGCCACGGGCAGTCCAGTCCGCCACGGGGACCGCGTTGATGATCGTCTGGGGGACGTTGCTGCTTGTCGGCGGGGCCCTCGGGTCCATCAGCGTGTTACCGGGTATTTGGTGGCTTGAGCGCGCCGCTACTGGGTTCTGCATGACGGCCATCGGGATTTACGGGGCGGCAATTGCCGCCTACCCGGTGAATCAGATCAGCACCCGTGTGGCGACGCTCTGCTTTGTGATCTTCTCTCTGCTCGCTTTCGCCGCCCGCCTAGTGAAAATCCGGCATTACGCCTACGACCCCGAAAAGTAGGCCCGCATGGACTCCACCCAACTGCTCATCACCATCATCACGACGGTTGGTAGCACAGGCGCGCTTCTGGCCCTGACTAACGGACTGGTCAAGTACTTCAACGGTTCGGCGGGGCGTGAGCGTGCACGTAACACGACGATGAAGGACCAGCGGAACGAGGCGTGGAAAGACGCTGAGCGAGAGCGGGACCGGGCTGAGCTGGAGGCACTGAACCGGCGCCGTACTGAAGAGTACACGTCGCGTGTGCGGCGTTTCTGTACTGAAGAGCATGGCACGGATCCGGATGAGTTCCCGAAGTGGCCGCCGCTCCTGACCGAATTACCCAAATAAGGAGACATCATGGGCTACTTGTTCCCATTCCCCCGGAGTATTGGCAGGTCGCAGGACTTCGGGGCTAATCCTGGCTGGGGTCCGAACCCGCCTGGCGGGCATAACGGTGATGACTGGGCTACCCCCATTGGTACGCCTGTGCGTGCTGCTGGTGATGGTGTGGTTGTGTTCGCTGGGCAGTTCGATGACACCTACGCGGACAACTTCGGCTGGAACCTGATGTACGGCGGCAACATGGTTGTCCTGAACATGGACGGCGAGACGGCCCCGTACTTCGAGTACGGGCACAACTCGAAGCTGTTGGTGAAGGCGGGCGACCGGGTTCGCCGGGGACAGATCATTGCGCTGTCTGGCAACAGTGACGGCGGCACGAACATCAGCACCGGCCCGCACTGCCATGTTGGGTGCCTGCCCTATAACTTCAACCTCAACACCAACACTTACGGGCGCGTCAACCCGCGCCTGTTCATGACGGACTACTGGGAAGACGAAGCCGCTGGCGCGTCTCTCGGCCCGGCCGGCGAAATCATCACACCAGCTAAGGAGGACACCTTGTCCGCAGCAGAAGTACAGCAGATCAACGATCACACAACGCTCATGCTGAATCAGATCGCCCTTGACGGCCAGCTCGGGGGTCGAACCCGTGGTGGCATGGCCGACGTAGCCGACAAGGTGGACGACGTCTGGGCGTGGCTGCGTGGAGGTGAGGGCGGTGTACGGCCTGCCGGGCTCATCCCAAACATGCTCGCAGGCATCCAGGGGCAGAACGCCGGCCTACTGGAGGCCCTGAAGCAGATCACGTCCGCTCCCGGTTCCGCGCTGGACCTTGAAGCGGTGAAGGCTGCCTCGAAGGCTGGGGCGGCGGAGGCGCTGGCGGATCTCGAAGCCACCGCCACCACTACCGTCACGCTGAAGCAGGAGGGCTAATAATGGGTGATCACGAAGCACTCCCGACGACGACTCAGGCACGGTTTCCTTGGCAGGCCGCCATTCGGACGGCGTTTCAAGTGGGTATCCCGGCATTCGTTGGGCTGTTGCTGATCTTGCCGCCGATCATCCAGACGGTCCTTGATGGTTTCGGCCAGCACCTACCGCCCGCACTATACGCGTGGCTGGCTGGCGCGGCTGTGGTTATCACGGCTGCCTCGGCCACGCTGGCGCGTCTTGCGGCGCTGCCTGGCGTCATTGAGTGGACGCGCAAGTATTTGCCTTGGCTAGCTCCGGATAAGAAGTAATTACCGCCTCTCGGGGCAGATTGTGAGCTGACTGTGACGTTGGTTAGGTTCCTTTTGACGCGCCCTAGTCCGGGTGGCCCGAATGTCCCGGCGTCGGGGGCGGTGTCGTTCACACCCACCCGCTCCCGCGCCGTGGACGGTGAGCTTATTCTTCCGGTGCCGTTCCACGAGAAGATCGGCCCGCTCGGCGTGCTGGACGTTCCCCTTGCGGCTACGTCGGTGGAGTGGGCGTGGCGTATCGATCGGCACGTGAACGGCGTCCCGGACGTCACGGAGTACGTGGCGGTCCCTGATGTTGCTGAGATCGACTTCACGGACCTTATTCGGGTGGATCCTGCCACGCTCGACCCCACAGTCGCACCGGAAGCGGCGTGGTGGGCGGCCCTTGACCAAGCACAGTTAGGCGTCCAAGCCATCGTGGACCCGGACGACCCTGACGCTCTCATTCTTCATTACCCGTCGTGGCAGGCTGACCCTGCCGATGATCTGATTCTTATCATGCCGATCCAGGAGGCCTAAAACATGGCACCATCTTCGGGCCGTGTGCCCATGCTTGACACGAATGGCAGGTTCCCTGACCGGTTCGCACCGCCTGCTGTGGCTGCTGACGCGGCTGCCGCTGCTACGGCAAGGACGGGATCTGAAACCGCCAAGGCCGGCGCGGAGACTGCCCGCACAGGCGCCGAAACGGCGAAGGCTGGGGCGGAGGCGGCAAGGACGGGCGCTGAGGCTGCACTCGCTGGCGTGCCAGCCGCCGTGGAAACACAAATCACCACACCGGGCACCCCCACACGAACGGCACTTAATGCCACTTATGTCGGGCTTGTGCAGGCCGCCAAAAACCCTGATTTGCTGATCGTTGGGGCCATCACTTTGGACGGCTCGGATCTCGTAACGTCTGCTGCTGTGGTGTGGCCTGATGGAACGCCAGGCACCCTGACAATCACCAGCCGGGATGGGAACGGCTCAGTGTTGGCCTACAACATCACCTATGGCTCCCCGGTAACAAAGACCTTCACTCAGCCGCCCATCACTCGCAACGCCAACGGTGCCGCGACCAACGTCCCTCAGATTGTGGTGATCTAAACATGGGCCTTCTTGATCCAGCTATCTATTCCAAAGCTCAGGCTGACTCCAGATTCGTGGGGAAACCAAGTGTGCACAGTGCGATGATTCCCCTGTCTGCACCGAACCAGTCAACTGCAGCGTCGTCAACAGACTTCACTTTTCGTTCCCTCGTGAAGTTGCCGATGCCGGTCAAACGGTGGCGCTTCGGTGTCACGAACAGGAACCTGCGCTCCGCGTCATTCTTGACGTCCCCGCTTACCGTCACAGGCGTTTATGTCGGCACTCCCGTATATGGCGCGTCTGTCGCTTCAGGCGGTAGGTGGGTAGGTGCCTGTTCAGCAGCACTCACGCAGGTTGCTACCAGCTTCACCGTGCCGGTTGATGGAAGCCGCGGGTGGTCCTCCTGGATCACTGCGGAAACATTCGAAGCGGGCATTGAACGAGTCATCTCGTGGGGCATGACAACAGCCGCATCCGGTACAGGCATTGCTTTCGGCAACAGCTTGCAGGTCGTCCGGGCGGCGGGATCTGCGAACGCGGGCAGCGCTACGCTAAGCGGCGCGACCAGCGGCGTGGCTTTAGCCTTTGGTGACATCGTGATTGAGTACGAGTTCGCGGAGCCGGTCCAAACCGGGCTGTTCGTTGGCGACTCCAATACGCTCACCTACGTTCCCAGTGCACCGCCGCTCCTTCCGAGCGCTGGGGCGGGCGCGTTGCCGTTCGAGACATGGCCGCTTGTCGCAGGTGACATGGCAGGCTTCGCCGCCATCAACCTCGGCGTAGGATCAACCACCATGGCCGAATGGGGAACCACGTACCCAATCCTCTTCGACCGTGTAGACGTCGCAGGGTATGACCCAGATTTCGCTGTTGTGTCGCTCGGGACGAACAGTCTCGCGGCAGGGCAATCCCAGGCGTTCCTTGATAACTTCCGGCTGATCAACGCCAAGCTCAGGGCACTCGGGATAAAGCGGATCTTCTGGACCGACATCACGCCCCGCGAGTATGCCAACCTGCATGGCACTCTGGCCGCCGCAGCTTCAGCAGGAGCAACGTCTATCTCGTCCACTTACAACGCACCGAACGGCTCGATTCTGATTGGTTCTGGCCCGAACGCTGAACAGGTCACTGTCTCAGCCACCACAGGTAGCGGGCCTTACACGCTAACGGTTAGCGCTTTGGCAAGCGCCCATGCTGTTGGCGAGTCGGTGACGAGTGGCAACGAAATGGAACGTCGCCTCTATAACAACCTTCTTCGCCAGTTGCCGGACGGGATTGCCGGAGTTGTTCCCTTCGAGAAAGCCCTCGAAGCCTCTCCCAACAGCCCGTCATGTGATCCGCGGTTCATCGCTTCCGATGCCCTGCACTTCCAGCGCTCAGCTTCGGTTGTGAAGGCACAGGCCGTCATCGGAGCAGGGGTCATGCCAAAGCTTGGTTAAACCCTGAAGGGCCCCTAGCTTGAGTTTGCAACCTCGAAGCTTTGGGCCCTTACGGGTGAGACTTTACCTGACACCGCTCACCGGCGTCTATGGGCCCACAGGGGAGGGTATGTTTGCCCTCTAAACTACTAAACGCGCTGGAGGGGCAATGGCCGTATTTGAATTCACCCTGACTGGAAAGCTAGAAGTAGACGCAGACGCATTGGGCGTGGCAGTCGCCAACAATGTGCGCAGGAAGCACGAAGATGACGAGATCGACGTCGACGCTGGCTTCCACCTCCGAATGAACCCGGCATCGGCATTGGAGCTACTTCTCCCGATGGCTGTCAGCTCTGCCATGAACGCGACGATCCAGGACGGTACATGGACGCCGCACTTCATGGAAGCCTCAGTGGAGCAAGTCGAAAACTAGGGCAACATAAGACCGGTTATGTTCCCTTACGTAACGAAGCCCCCATCCTCATCGCGAGGGTGGGGGCGTTTCGTTGGTTAAGCGTCCGTCCGGATGACAATGGCTTTGCAGTCCTCCGGGATGAGAGCCGTTGCGTTGGCTAGTGCCGTCTCATAGTCCGGGCCCACAACGGACACACTGCCTTGTTCGCCGCCGCTGTTTTCGATAGTCAGGGTTACTTCCACGCTCCCCAGCGTAGAGGCTCTGAGAGGATTCTGAGAGGTCTGGCTTTATCACTCACTTTCAACTTCCCCTTTACTGGTGGAACATCCCTAGGGAAACTCCCCGCAGATTCCCGGAGTGACACGCCAGAGAGGGCACCAAAAAGCCCGCCATTCCGGAGATTTACTCCAGAATGGCGGGCTAGGGAAATGGTGGGTCCTACCGGGATCGAACCGATGACATCCACGGTGTAAACGTGGCGCTTCGGCCAGTGCTGGAGCGGATTATCCGGCCTTCAGGGAGGATTCTGAGAGGAACGGATTCGGGACGAGAGACAGCATGGAGTCCATCTTGTCCGCGACGGCGTCCAGGTCCTGATCGAACAACCCAGCGTAAATGTCCAGTGTGAGCGCCGCGGAGGCGTGCCCCAGCATCCGCTGGATGGACTTCACGGACGCCCCGGACGCCACAGCCAACGACGCTGCAGTGTGCCTCAAATCGTGCACCCACAGATCCGCCGGGAGCTTCGCAGCCTTCACCGCAGGGTCATAGGTGCGTCGTTTGAAGTTGTTGGACCGTATCCACCCGCCCCGCTGGGCCGGGAACACCAACGCGTCACGTGGCTTCCCCTTCACGCGTGCGGCGATCCTCCCCACCATGAATGACGTCATAGGAACGGACCGGGACTTCCTGCCCTTCGGCGGCCCCACAACCATCTTCCCGCCCACGTCCGTGACAGACCGTGACACCGTGATTCGCCGGCGTGGCAGATCGAGATCCCTTACGCGGAGCTCGGCTGCTTCACCGAACCTGAGCCCGGTTGTGGCGAGGAACCATATGAGGTCCTCATAGAAGACGCCGATGGCTTCTGTGAGGTCCTGGACTTGTCCGACTGTGAGGAAGATGTGTTCCCGTTTATGGCCTTGGGGCAGGTTGATCTTCGCCGCTGGGCTGGCTTTGATCCTGCCTTCCGTGACGCACCAGTTCAGGAAGTTCCGGAACCGGCCGTAAATGGTTTCCACGGTCCGTGGTGCTTTGTCCATCTCGGTCACCCATTGCTGAACGTCGGCTCGGGTGATGTCGGCAACGATTTTCTTCGCCCAGTAGGGCCTGATGGTGGCGCGAACGTCGGAGCGGGTGGCGGCCATAGTGGACTGCTCCAGATGAACGAGCGTTTCCATCCACGGATCCAGCAGCTCCCCCACATGCACCCTACCCAGTTCTGAGGACGTGTAGGTTCCGGAGCGTTGCCGGTGGTCAATGTCGGTCAGGTGCGCTAGGGCGGCATCCTTGGCTTTGAAGGACTGCTTCTTCTCGGTGCCATTCTCGGTCCATACGGCTTGCCAGCGTTTGCCTTTGCCGTAGAGCGGTGTGCGGGTCTTGTCTTTCCGGACCCATCGGTCATCCACGCGAGACATGCTAGGTCAGTTCGTGTCCGACGAGACGAGTCATGGTGGTCCAATCTTCATCGTTCAGGTTGTCGATGTACTGCTTCACGATGCCTGGGGTGGCCCAGAGTGCCCGGGCGACGGCCTCGATTGTGTAGTGCTGGCGTGCTGCGTTCAGGAAGGCGCGGGGTGTGATGAGGCGGGTTGCCCAGCCGTCTGCGTGGTCACAGTGTTCCGGGCATGTGGTGTTGTAGTAGTCGTGTCCCATCTGGTGCATGCGGCTGGGTGGCTGTCCGGATGCCTTCGAGGTGGAGTTGGTGTCGGTGCTGGTTGCGGGCTTGGTGTCCAACGCGGTGATTCCCCTAATTTGTCTAACGATGGCCACCTTGTGGTGCCGCACACCACTGTACAGACTTTCCCTATCTTTCCCTTTTTGTCAGTGGTCTGTGCTTGCCCCATTTTCTGCATCTTTTAGGCGAGTTACTTGAATCTCTAAGTTACGGAATCGATATTGAAGCTCCATCAAAAGCTCTTCATTCGTCAGTTGTGACGCCTTTGTGACGGGACCTTTGGATTCCGAAGCTAGATCTGACCATGACTCCTGCCCAGGCTGCGAGTACATGTCATCAACGGTGGTCTTAGTCGGGTCGATGTAGGCGCGGGTTTCCCAGAGTTGGCGGATGGAAGATGACCGCCAGCCTAGAACTTTCTCCACGGCTTGTAGCTTCTTCTCATGCAATAGCCGGGTACCGCTTTCGAGTGTGCGGAATGTCTTGACGTCGATCCCGGCTTGCTCTGAAAGCTCTACTTGAGTTAGGCCTGCTCGGACGCGTGCGGAGGCTACGAAGCCACCGATTAGGTTGAGTGCTTCTATGTCGTTCACATGCTCAGCGTGCGCGAAAAAGTAGGGAATATCAACTAGCGAAACTACCCATGATTGGCCGTTTCTAGGGGAAACATGCCCTGTAATTACGCATATGTAATTCAGGTTTTCCCTGTCGACTCGGGCACCGTTTGGGCATTGCTCCCGTTTACTGGGTAGACACTTTCCCTATTTTTCCGTATTGTTGTCCATGTGAACACACCGACAAACACCAACAGGCGGGGACCTAACTACCTCTACCCCGCCGATGACGACAAGGTCGTGACAGGCGCTTGCCTGCGTGAGGCGCGACTCAACAAGGGCGTGACCATGGACGAGCTAGCCACGGCCATTGGTTTCGCTAACCCGGGATCCATTTCTCAGATCGAATCCGGACAAAGGGCACTCACCGACCCGAAGCTCAACGCAGCAGCAGAGTTCCTGGGTGTCCACCCGACAACTATCCGCCGTCCCCGATTGAAGGCCGTCAAGGGAGGGAAGAAATGACTCAGGCGATGGTTCTAGAAGATCTCACTTGGGATGACGACGCCCGGGAAGCTTTGGCGAAGGTCGCAGCCGCCGGACAGCCATTCGACGCTTACGACCTCACTGAGAAAGCGGACCTGCGCAACCCTCCCCACCCGAATAAATGGGGTCCGGTGTTCCGGAACGCTTACAAGGACGGTCTGATCAAACCGATCGGCTATCACCAGTCACGCCGTCCAGGCCGTTCGGGTGGAGCGTGCCGTGTCTGGAGGGCTGCAGCGTGAGCCGCGAAGGAGACGCAACGGTCCCGCAAGTAGCTGACTACCTGCAACTCAACCCGGTCACTGTTCGCATCATGGCCCGCTCCGGAGACTTCCCCGGCGCTTACAAGGCAGGGGCCGGTGCCCGTAACTCACCGATCCGGATCCCGTGGGCTGATGTTGACCGCTGGCGGGACAAGCAACCACGGGCATGCTCATGAGCGAGCTAGAAGATGCCATCCGGGAAGCGATCACCGAGGTAGCGGAACACGAAGACTTCGCCACTGTCGTAGCCGCAGCAGTGTCCCAGGTTGTCGCTGATCTTGGTTACTTCAAGGCCGCCGGCAGGGAGTACGCGATCCGCCGAGGGACGGTCATTGAGGAGATTGGCTTCAACACTGAAGGCCAAGCCACCAAGTGGGCTTCCACCCACATCCCACCGAACACCCTGTATGAGATCCCTTCCCGGCCTGTAGGCGTCTGGGAATAAGAGAGAGGGCCCGGCAGCCACCGGACCCTCCCAAACCGCCACCAACACCGACAAAGGAAAATGATGACTGCCTCTCAGAATAGCCCACTGATCCTCTCCAAGACCATGGCCCACGACATCGTGCGCTACGTGTCCGGTTCATTCGCCGCCGAAGGCCCTGCCGACTACACCGAGGATGAACTTCAGACACTCGCACGCAAGCTGTCCTACATGGTTGACGCTGACGTGCAGTGGACCGCACTGGATCACTTGGTCATGACGATCCGCGAACTGGAGAAGCTCGAACGCGGCACCCACCCAACACTGAACATCAGCCCTTCCGGGTCCGTGAACAACAGCCAGTGGTTGCTGGACAACATCCAGGACCGCATCAAAGAATCCGTGGATTACGTCCTGATGACGGCCCACTTCCGGGAAACCTACTTCGAGTCAACGCTTGAATCCCTGAAGCTGGCACTGGCATGAACGGCTTCTTTGTTCTCTGCCTGGTCCTGTGCATCGGTTTCGGCGTTGCCATTCTGTGGTCCCGGAACGAGAACCGCGCCGCCCTGCACACACTCCACAAGCAAGGCTCGGGCTGCCGTGACTGCGAGGACCTGTCATGAGCCGCGATCCCGAAGAGTGCACACACGAGGACATCTACAGGGGCGTCTGCGAAGACTGCGACTCGATCATCGAACCCGATTGGGAACCGTCCGACGCGGACCTTCCCACGCCTGATTACGGCTACATCAGTCCATCCATTGCCCGCTTGAACGCGTGGGAAGAGAAGCAGGAGCTCACACGATGACGTACACAGTGCTTGACCCGGCACCAGACACGGAGCACTGGTTGCGTCTCCGTAAGCAGGGACTTGGCGCGTCCGACTCGGCGGCCGTGTTGGGCCTGTCCAAGTGGGGCACTCCGCTAAGTGTCTACATGGATAAGCTCTCTGACTCCGTGGATGACACCATGAGTGACCGCCAGGACTGGGGGCACCGGCTGGAGGAGCCTATCGCCCAGTGGGTGAGGGAACGCAAGGGCCTCAACGTGCAGAAGTCCCCGGGCTTGATCCGTTCGGAAGAGTTCCCGTGGCTGCTGGCCACCCCGGACCGGACGATCATCGAGGGCGACGTTGTAGTTCCGCTGGAGATCAAGTCATCGGACGCGTTCATGGTGGAAGCCTGGAAGGAAGGCATCCCGTTGAACTACCAGATCCAGATCCAGCAGCAGATCCTCATCATGGGCGCACCATACGGATACCTCGTGGTCCTGCATGGCGGCAACACCCCGGAGTTCTACAAAGTGCCCGCGGACCCAGAGTTCCACGAAATGCTCATCCGCCTCACCCGGCAGTTCTGGGAGAACCACGTACTGGCCGGCGTCGCCCCGGAACCGATCACGCTCGATGACGCATCCACCCTCTGGCCCGGCGATCCAGAAGTGAAGATCGAAGGCGGCGAAGCACTGTACGAGCTCTGGGGAACCTACGGACTCATGCAGGCAGAAGCTGTCGAGATCAACACCAAGCTGGACGCCGTGAAACTGCAACTGCAGATAGCCATGAAAGACGCCGTAGAACTCACACACGACGGGCAAACACTCTTCACCTGGCGGCCACGCAAGGGAACAACCAAGTTCGATGACAAGACGTTCGCCGCAGACCACCCAGACCTCCACGCCAAGTACTTGAAGACTGGCGCACCCACCCGCACGTTCCTCCGAAAGAAGGCCAAGGAAGATGTCTAGCGCACTCGCAGAAGCTACCGCAAGCAAGGCCGTCGCCCAGCAGAAGGCACCAACCGCCCGCGACTTGATCCAAGCCCAGCAAGGTGCCATTGAGGCGCAATTGGCCGGGGCTATGAACTCGTCCGCGTTCGTCCGGGCCGCACTGTCCAGCGTGTCCGCGTCCCCGCAGCTCCAGCAGGCCACCCCGGCGTCACTGTTGGGCGGGATCATGCTGGCCGCGCAACTGAAGCTGGAGATCGGCCCGGCACTCGGACATTTCTACCTGACACCCCGCGCCATCAACCGCAAGGAAGGCGACAACTGGGTCAAGACCTGGACTTGCTTGCCGATCATCGGCTTTCAGGGATACATCGAACTTGCCTACCGGTCCGGGCGTATCGAGAAGATCGAGACGTTCCTTGTCCGCAAGGGTGACAAGTTCGACCATGGCGCCAACAGTGAGCGTGGCCGGTTCTTTGACTGGTCTCCCGCGGACTATGACGAGATCCGGGAGTGGACCGGCGTCGTGGCTATAGCCAAGATCAAGGGCGCCGGAACCGTGTGGGCGTACCTGCCAAAGGACAAGGTCATCGCCCGACGTCCCCAGTACTGGGACAAAACCCCGTGGGCCACGAATGAGGAAGAGATGGCCCGCAAGACCGGAATCCGTGCCTTGGCGCCGTACCTGCCGAAGTCCACCGAACTAGGCAAGGCGTTGGAAGCGGACGAACACAAGGTGGAGCACATCGCAGGCGTCCATGACTTGGTGGTCTCCAACGCTGAGGAAGAGCCAGCAGAGGCAGCCGAGTAGTGAACGGCCGCCAGTTCTCTCTTTACCTTGCGCGGGATCTGCATTGCGTGTGCGGGTGTGTGGGGCGGGAGGACACTCTCGTCCCACAGCACCGCATCAACCGCGGGATGGGCGGATCCAAACTGTTGGACCGCCCCTCGAACGTGCTCGTCATGTGCTCCTACATCAACGGCATGATCGAGGCCGACGCCGTCACCGCTGACATAGCCCGTGAGTACGGGTGGAAGCTGCAACGCTGGGAAACCCCGGAGCAAGTCCCGTTCTACGACCTGGCCACCCGCACATGGAACCTCATCGATAACGACTACAACCGGACCGAAACCAAACAGAAAGCAGCAGCAGCATGATGCAGACAATTCCTCCGGGACTCAACCACTGGCTGATGTTTGGAGAGCGCGGGCTCTCATCTGAGGCCATCGCCATGAAGCTGGTCTACGGACGGGTGAATGGTGGCTTCAACGATCCTTCGGACCCTGCCGACTTCCGGCGCTGCGAGTTGCTTCTCCGCCAGGTTCCGGAGCTGCGGGCAGAATTCCACCGAATGGCTGAGGTCTCCACTCGTTGGGCGGCACTGGTCGAACGCTGGGATGAGCTGGTGGCGCTGATCGAGGAAGAGTTCCCGAAGGTTTGGGAACCGTTGAATTACCGGAGCGGCGGATCGGCACCGCGAACGTTCAAACTCATGCAGAACATCGAGAAGAAAGCAGCATAGATATGGCAGAGATCAAATTCACCGGCAACGTGGGCAAGGACGCGGAGCTTAGGTTCACGCCCTCAGGCCGGGCAGTCCTGAACTTTTCAGTGGCTGACTCCAAGTCCAAGAAGCTGGAGAACGGCGAGTGGGAGACCTTGGCTGAGCAGTGGCTCAACTGCGCCATCTGGGGTGAGCTTGCTGAGTTCTACCACGACAAGCTCACCAAGGGTTCAAGGGTCACGATCTACGGAGAGTTCTACTCCCGCAAGTACGAAGCCAAGGACGGCACGCCCGGCATGTCGCTAGATGTGAACGTGAAGGGTGCGGACATCCTGCCATCACGTAACGGTGGGAACCGTGCGAAGGGTACGACGGCGGCCACGGATGCGTGGGGCAACACCGGCGGCCAGCAGGATCCTGGCAGTTGGGGCAACGGTCCGGACTCCGAACCGCCGTTCTAAGCAGTCCCACTGGGGCCGGGTACCTTCGGGTGCCCGGCCTTTTTGTGTGAGTACCAGTAATAGGGAACCAAGTAGTCGAGTTCCCCGATGTGAGTACACGACACGGCTCAAACAGGTATTTGATAGGGAAATTTAGGGAGAAATCGGGTACACTTTTCCTATCCGAACAAACAAAAAGCCCGCCGACGCTGGAACGTCTGACGGGCCAAAAACCACTGATAGGAGTGGCTCTGCTATGCAGACTAGCAACAGCATGCCCGACACCGCAATGGGTCCCCTCGACATTGTGACCGAGATCGCACAACTCAACGAAGCCGCAAGGTCATTGCTGATCACGGCATCGCGTACAGCCAAGGAACAAGGCCACACGTACGAACAGATCGGCCAAGCGTCCGGCGTGTCCACCACGCAAGCATGGCGCCGCGTCAACGGCCACGCAGCATGAGCCCGCGCAAGGCCCCAACAAACTGCACGGGCTGCGGTGTAGAGCTAACCGAAGCCAACTGCCACCGCCGAGCCGACTCAACAAGATTCCGCTCCCGATGCAACGCATGCAGGGCCATCACGCGGCGAGCCATGCACGACACCCAAGAGGCCGAAGCCCGCGTGTTCGTCACCCGGGACATCTGCGATATCTGCCACCGCCCGGAAACCGCAACACGCAACGGTGTAGTCAGGCTCCTCAACAAGGATCACGACCACAAGACAGGCGAATGGCGCGGGCTTCTCTGCAACCGCTGCAACCACGCAATCGGGATGTTCAGAGACAACGTGCACCTTATGCAGAGTGCCATCAACTACCTGAACAATCCGCCAGGGCTTGTAGTCCTCGGGCAGGACAAGGGCGTAATCACAGGATCAGATGCTGCATGAACGGCATCAAGAACCACCTCCGCTACTTCTCCATGTTCTCCGGCATTGGAGGCTTTGAATTGGGCATCGAAAAAGCCTGCGCTGACGCAGGCCTCATCCCGGAGTGCGTTGGATACTCCGAAATCGACAAGCACGCCATCGCTACTTATGAGGAGCGCTTCAACCATGACAACTACGGTGACGCCACAGCCATCAACCCCAATGCCGTTCCAGAGTTCCATCTTCTCGTTGGTGGATTTCCCTGCCAGGCCTTCAGCATCGGAGGCAAACGACTGGGCTTCGAAGACACCCGCGGAACCCTCTTCTTTGACATCGCCAGAGTCCTCTCCATCAAGCAGCCCCGATTCTTCATCCTCGAAAACGTCAAAGGACTCCTTAGTCACAAGGGGGGGCAGACTTTCCGAACCATCCTCCGGACCCTTGATGAACTGGGGTATGACGTCCAGTGGCAGGTACTCAACAGCAAGGATTACGGCGTTCCCCAGTCACGAGAACGCTTGTACCTTGTCGGAAATCTTGGAGGAACACCCAGACCCCAAGTATTTCCTGCCCCACGATCGGGTAACCCGTATTCAACAGTCGGCCTCACAACAGAAACCGCAGTTGCTCGAACACTCACCGCAGGAGGCAACTCAGGCGGCAACCACAGCGGCATGACAATCCTGGAACTCACTGGGAACCGCAGCCAGTCCCAGCGCCTTTACGACCCATCCGGGCTGTCTCCGACAATCTCCACCGGCGGAGCGACCACTGGAGGCGCTGAAGTGCCCAAGATCCAGATTGAGTCCACCATCCGGCGACTGACGCCGACCGAGTTCGAACGCCTGCAGGGCTTCCCGGACGGTTGGACGGTCGGCAGTGACACCCAGCGATACAAGCAATGCGGAAATGCCGTAACCGTCCCAGTGGCCCAGTATGTTGCCGCCCGCGTACTAGCAGAGGTGGCAGCATGACCGTTCTTGATGACACTGTGGCGATCCTTCACGGCTCCGTGGATAACTCCCTCAGGTGGATGTGGTTGTCCCGTAAGCACGGCACGACGGTGTTGGCACGGGTGAGTAAGGAAGGGTTCTTCCTACGCCCGGAGGAAGCCCCAGGGCTTGCTGAGATCGCCGCTAACCTTCCCCGACTGTGGTCGTATCACTGCGCTGGTGTGAGCCTCGCAGGGCACGCCACGCACCAGTTGGAGGCACCCCAGATGCAAAGCATCGTCCCGATCCCTGTCGTGGCTGTGGACGAGTTCAAAACGGAGGCGATGTTCTAAGTGAGCGTTCAAGCAACGTCGTGGGTGTGGGAGCACTCGAAGGCTAAGGGCAGTGACCGTCTGGTGTTGTTGGCTATCGCTGACGCGGCGAATCGTGAGGGTGGGCAGTCGTTCCAGTCTGCCCCTTCCATTGCCCGTATGACAGGTTTGTCGGTGCGTACCGTGTGGCGTTCCATTGACTCTCTGGTGGAGCTTGGGGAGGTCGCTAAGGAGGGGCGTCAGGGCGAGTATCAGACGACGGTTTACGCCCTTCCCGGTGTGTCAGTTTGTCACAGTGACAATTTGGCACGGCGTGACACTGGTGGTGTTTCCGCCGTGCCAAATACGCCCACCGCCGTGCCACCTATTGGCACACAACCCCATATACCCCAAAAAGATAACCCCAAGGGCTCACGCCTCAATGACGGGTTCGTTCCTACAGAGCTCATGCTTGCCTGGGCAAGGAAGAACACACCCAACGTGGACGTGAAGTTGGAGACGGCCCAGTTCATTGATCACCACATCGCTAAGGGCTCGGTGATGAAGGACTGGTCCCGGGCGTGGCAGACGTGGATGCGTAACCAGGAGAAGTGGAACGCGCCGAAGCAGCAGGCCGCCCCGGTTCGGAATGTCCCGGCTCAGTACGCATGGGCGAACCAGTGAACGCGGGGGTTGATCCGGAGACGCTGGTAATCGGGGCGTGCATGCTGGCATCGGATGCGATCCGGTTCGCGTCTGAGGTGTTGGCGCCGGATGACTTCCGGTCCATGGACATGGCTGAGGTGTTCCGTGCGATTGTCCAGACTCACAAGGCTGGGGAGTTCGTGGAGCCGTTCACGGTGTGGACTCGTGCGACGAAGGCTGGTGTGAAGAACGTCCAGATCACTGACCTTCACGACTGGATGGGGTTGGCGGGCTCTGCTGAGTCCACCGCGTTTTATGCGCGGGAGGTGAAGGAGATAGCTACCCGCCGGCGGATGTCCATGGCCGCGTCACGGTTCACGCAGAGCCTTTCGAATGCTGAGGTCCCTACGGCGCAGACCATGGCCGAGATGCTGGAGGCGTTGAAGGGCATCCGGGATAACTCCACTGATGCGACTATCCGGGCGTTGTCGCTTGGGGAGATCTTGGACCTTCCGGACACGGTGGAAGACTGGGTGATCCCGGGCCTGTTGGAGCGTGGTGACCGTCTTGTGGTGACCGGGTACGAGGGCATGGGCAAAACGACGTGGATCCGGCAACTTGCGATTTGTGCGGCTGCCGGGGTCCACCCGACCACGCTGGACCACATACGCCCCGTGAAGGGCCTTGTGGTGGATGTGGAGAACTCCGTGAAGCAGTGGCAGCGGCAGACGTCCAGGATGGCCGCCACAGCCGCGCAGCATGGCAGCGTGTCCCCACGGGAGAACTTGCACATCCACTGTCAGGGCCGGATGGACATCCGCAAGGACAAAGACCTTGGCCTTGTGCATCGGCTCGTGGATGAGCACCAGCCGGAGATTCTGTGCATCGGCCCGATTTACAAGCTGTCCCCTACGGCGTTGAAGAACGACGAGGAGGCAGCCCCGGTGATCGCAGCACTCGATTCGCTCCGGGATCGTGGTTTGGTGCTGATCATCGAGGCGCACTCACCGAAGATGTCCAACGGGCAGCGTGACCTGGCCCCGCGTGGTTCGGCAGCGTTGATGGGTTGGCCTGAGTTCGGTTTCGGGTTGGCGCCGGCCGATGAAGATAAGGCCGTGGCTGATGTTGTGCGGTGGCGTGGTGACCGTGAGACGGGCCGTGCATGGCCGAAGACGATGTACCGGGCGGGGGCGTTCCCGTGGACCGGGGACACGGTTGGTCCGCAGCAACGACGAGAGTTCCTTGGAATGAGCGGGGTGAGTTTCTGATGAGTCGTCGTAAGGGGACGCGGGTTCACCGGTTTGACATTGTGCATGAGGCGATGCTGGAGCGGGCGGCGGCCAAGCTGGGTGTGGATGATCGGGAGTTGCTGCGCAGGTTGGTGTGGGTTGCTGGGCGGGCTCCTGAGGCGTGGCAGGCGTTGGAGGCTGTGGTGGTGGCTCAGGATGCGTGAGTGGGTGTTGGAGCTGCCGTGGGCGACTCCTCCGGTGAAGCCGAACGGCGGGTATGGGAACCGGTACGCGCACGCTTCGAAGGTGTCCAGTGCCAGGACTGCTGCGGGGGTGCTGGCACGGAATGCGAAGATCCCGAAGCTTGGCCGGTGTGAGGTGTTGTTGACGTGGCACGTTCCGGACAGGATCGCCCGGGACGTGGACAACCTGGCGTGGACGTTGAAGCCGCTCTGTGATGCGTTGTCGTCCACCCGGAAACCTCATGATTACCAGATCGTTCCGGATGACACTCCGGAGTTCATGGTGAAGCCTATGCCGGTGATCGTGTATGAGAAGGGGTGCCGGAAGAGGATGACGTTGACGGTTCGGGAGCTTCCCTAGTTTCCCTACCATGGCCTCTTTGGATAAAGAAATTGGGGTTGTAATAGGGAATTAGCTGGAAAAATAGGGAAACTCAGAGTAGGCTGAAGGTATCGACAAAGAAGCCGCCCGGACTGTGAAGGGTCCGGGCGGCGATACCGGAAGATGAGGGCTCCCGATGACTTCAACTCTAGCAAGCACCACTCAGGCCGCATGGCCTTACGCGGGTGAAGACTCCCCGCAACACCTCGCATGGGCGAAGGATTACGACACGGTCCAGCGGCTGCTGGGCAACGCGAAGAAACGCCTCGCAGACACCCCGAAGCCCGGGCCCGTACCGGCCGACAACGCCACCGTGAACGTATCCGGTGAACGGCGCTGGGGACGCCTCGATGAGGACGCGAAACGGGCTGACAAGGTCGTGACCATCGGCGCGGAAATCGCGTTGCTGGAGAACCGTCTTGAGTACTTGGACAAGCGCCGCCCACTACCGTTCACCCGCGCCGAGCTGGAGGCCGCACGGGTAGTCCGGACCGAGATGGGCTGGGACATGGTGCAGCGCGTGAACGGCGTGACCGTCACGATCGGCCGCCCACAGTCACAGTCCAGGATCTCACTGGACAAGGTCTTGGAGGTCCGGGCATGAGGCCGTCAAGAGGTATCGTCCCGTGCGCGAACCCTGACTGCAGGGTCCCCACCCGTTCATCGAAAGCCACCCTGCAGGATTACCCGGACACGCGGGCGCGGGGCACTGGTGGTCTGTGTGCTACGTGCAGTGGCCGGAAGCGCCGCGGGAAGCCTATGCAGGCGTCTTTCGATGCGAAGGAAGCGCAGCACCAGAACAATCTTGCTGGGGTGGAGGCGTACATGGCGGCGCGTCGTCGTCGTGGTGTGCCCCCGGAGGGTCTGCAGTATGAGTGCCGACTGGAGGACGCGGCATGAGCGACTTCAAGACCGAGTGGGGCGTCAAGAGCCCGTGGGGTTGTGATGCTTCCAAGGACCGTGACGCGGCCGAGTTGGTAGCGAAGAACATGCGTGCGGCTGGGCTTGATGCCACGGTTATCTGGCGTGGCGTCACCGAGTGGCATCACACCGTCACGGATGAACTGGCTATGCAGCCGGTTGAGGTGCAGTCGTGAGTGCCCGGATGACGGCGGCGACAGTGCTCGCTGCTGTGGAGGCTATCCCGGAAACCCCAGAGAACTACACGGTGTTGCGTGAGGCTGTGCGGGACGCGAAACAACTCGTGGAGCAGGAGAAAGCAGCATGAAAGCGCTCACTGTAAAGCAGCCATGGGCTTGGGCCATCATCCACGGCGGCAAGGACGTTGAGAACCGTTCCCGTCCGACGAAGCACCGCGGAAGGCTGTACATCCACGCTGGCAAGGGCTGGGCGGATGAAGCAATTGACACTATCGGCATCCAGTCACTGCCGGACTCATTTGACGAGTTTCTGGCTGGCATGGTCATCGGCACAGTGGACGTCACCGACTGCCACCACGCGGACGACTGCCACAAGTTCAGCAAGAGCGGCACATGCTCCGAATGGGCAATGCCTGGCCACCATCACTGGGTGCTCGCAGACCCGAAGCCCGTTGAGGTCCCGTTCCCCGCCAAAGGAAAGCTGGGCCTCTGGAACCTTGAGGACGTGAAGGCATGAGCGCGTTACGTAAACACCTTGAGGACCGTGCGAACAGTGGTCACGGGGTTGTGACTCATACGGAGGTGCGGGAGATCCTGGCCGCGTTCCCGGAAGAGGAAGAACACTGCCGTTGCGGGGCAGACGAATGAACTGGGGTTGGGGTTCCCAGATGGGGCTGTCAGCCCAAGCAATAGCTGGCGGAGGGACTGACCACCCACACGATCCAAGCGACTTGCTCCGCTGCATCAAGTACTGCGAGGGACGACAACTGACCACTGACCAGTTGAGATCCCGCATGGCTGGCCGCTCCATCCAGTGGGACCGGCTGCTGCCCGAATGGGACAACCTCGTGGAGCTCCTACGCCACGAGATGGACACCCGCACTGACGGGATGGCGACACGGACCTACGCCGAGATGAGGCGCGTACTCAACGCTGGGATCGCCTGCAAGGCCTGCGACTCAACCGGGCGCGGAACGGAATGCGGCAAGTGCAAGGGAACTGGCCGCCGCTCAGGTGGACGTTGCCGGGCACCGCGTTGTTATCGGGGCGCTGACTTCTGCCGCACTTGCTACGGCGACGGGTATACCAAGGCCCCAGCGGAGGCAGTGGCATGACGACCGCTGAAGCTCTCGAAACTCTCCCGGAACGTCTTGCCGCGAAACTCCGCAACCTCCCCCCGGAACAACTCACCCAACTACTCACAACCAAGGAACCCACCAAATGAGCAAGGTGACATACCCCGCCAGCATCCAAACCGAGGAAGGCGCGGCACTTCTCATGCAGGGGCACAACTTGGACCCGTTCGAGGTGGAGGCCGCTCACGAATGGGCGCACGGCAAGTGCCCCGGATACGAGGTAGAGGTAACCGAGCACCACATGATCTACCGCCCCCGCATCAAGAATTGCTCCCAATGGGACGGTTGGGGATGCGACAACGAAGGCGAATGGCACGGGCACTGGTTCGCAGTCCGCTCCAACGATGACCCAGCCACTCACTTCACCATGGCCCAGCAAGTCCGATACGTTCCCGATGCAGCAAAGGACCACTCTGATGACTGATTTGCGGGCACTCCTGGCACCCATCCGGGAACGCGTGTCACGGCGTGAGTCGATGGTCGAAGACGGAAGCTACCAACGGCAAGAGTCGCGGTGTGCTGACGCGGAGACAACCCTCGTTAGCAACGGTCACCCGAGGGCGGTCCATTGGACAACGGTCAAACACCCGTCCTACGTCAGTCATCTCGAAGCCCTAGCCGACAAAGTACCCGCCCTACTCGCCGCCATTGAAGCGATCGCAGCAGACCACATCGAGTCTTACCGGGCTGTTGAACCATGGGCGAGCGGATACAAGTACAGCGGCCACCACTGCATCGATGACGGCGAGCAATGGCCCTGCCCGACGGTCACGACCCTTGCCGCCGCTTTGGGGGCTGACACCACAAACCAGGAAGGAACACAATGAGCCAGCAGGAACAGCTCACCATCCAGCACGAGGCCGGGCATGGGTCCATCAAGCTCACTGCATACCTCCCATCGCAGCGAGTTGGCGTGGAGGTTACCGGCGAGAACGCTGTTATGGACTGGGCCGAGCTATTCGCGTTCGTTGACCAGTTCCGGAAGCCGCGCACCATCACCACCGTGGCCGAGTTGGATGCGCTGCACATGGTTGTTGTACGGACGGCAGCGGGCACCATCGCCAACGTCATCAACGGGCGGGCATACTGCTTCGGCTACGAAGGATCGGCACCAGCCAGCAGCCTCGCCCTCCCCGCGACGGTTCTTCATGAGGGGCAGGCATGAGCGCCAGAATTGTCCCCTACGTGCCGCCAAGCTACGACGACGGCAAGCCGAGGCTCATGGTCGAATGCTGGGAGTGTGGAATCGAGTGGGGCTGGACCCTCGAAACCTCAACGTACGCCGACTACCTGCCCACCATGGCCGCTGAACACAACGCCCAGTCGCACGGGATCGAGGGGCGGACATGAGCGGGATCAAGCTCCCCACGATCACTAGGCCGAACGGGACCGCTTACCAGCCTCGGAAGATCACCACTGAGACATGGGGCAACGAGGATGAGATAACCGACATTGTGGTCTTCGGAACGCACGATGTGGATTTCGCCCGAACCGTTGCACTCCGTGCGGCTGACGAAGTCACGGCAGAGTACTACAGCAGCGGCTGGCATCTTGACGTGGCAGAGCAGGGGGAAAGGGTTTGGCGGACGCGTCACCTTGGCGGATGGGACGAGGGCAGGCCGATTTACACATGGTGGGACGACCCGGACAAAGGCCGCGCTGGTGTGCGTTTCAGCGTCACAGTAGATGACGACCCAGAATGCAGGCCTGAACCGGACCCGAATCAGATGGAGCTGCAGCTATGAGCGTCACCCATTGCCGCTGCGATGTCCCGCATGTGGAGAAGGTCCGGACGTCCGCGATCAGCATCTTCGGTGAAGGCACAGCCTGGCGGGCAGCGAAGCCGGGAGGGATCTACATCGCCGGTCACGGGTTCCACTTCGACACCGAGGAAGACGCTATGGACTACGCGTTCGGCCCAGCCCCGGAGCAGGAACTCGCGGACGAGTACGAAAGGAACGACCACCAGTGAACATGATTTGCGGGTGGTGCCCGGAGTGCTTGGAAAAGCGGCCAGAGGTGAAACTCGACTACCCATGCCCGGACTGCAGAGGCAGTGAAGCAAGGGCAGAACGCATCAGCGTGGGATTCCGCTGCCACCACCACATCGACCGGAGTTGGCTCAAGCCCCCACCCAAGGCCACAAGGAAAGCGCAAAGCCAGCGTAAACCACGGCCAAAGAAGTCCCAGCGATAGGCGAAGGAGCCATCATGTACTACTGCCCAGCTTGCAGCCACCACCACGGGAAGGACGGAACCTGGCTGAGGTGCGGGGCAGTGATCCACGACAGAACCACGGATGGTGCAAGCAAATGCGGGTGCACCGGAGCCGAACAACTCGCAGCATAAACCCCTTGCAACATGCCCAAAAACAGGGAATTATAGGGAGTTTTGCTGTTAAAATAGAAGCATGACTTGTGGCGCATGTGACGGGGTAACAGGCGACGGGCAGCACCTCTGCACCCGATGCACAGAACAACTCGAAACCGACCTCCAAGACGTCGAATCAACGGTGGAAGCGATCTGGGCATCAGCTGCCCGCCAAGACGTCGGCAACGGCTCCGTGGGCACCTCCGGACACTCGTCCCCATCGGAGCCAACGAACTCCCGCGCCTACGACACCGGCCGCACCCTCAACGTCATCCTCACCGGATGGGCCCGGGCCATCGGCCACACCCAACCGCACGCCGTCAAGGCAGCGAACGTACTGATCTCACATATCCGGGAGGTACGTGAGCAGGATTGGGCGCCAGTGTTGAAGCAGGAACTCCGGGACGCGTTGAACGACTGCCGGCGGGCCACGGACCGTAATGCGCGGCGTGTGTTCGCCGGTATCTGCCCCACAGTCATGGAAGGCGCGGCATGTGAGACGCCCGTCTACGCACCGGAAGGGAAACTGGAGGCGAAGTGCCCAACCTGCTACGTGGTGTGGGACGTGACCGAATGGCGGGAACGAGCCGTTGACGCAGCCATAAGGGCTTGGGCCACAGCATCCGAAATGTCCCGTATCCTCTCCGACCCAGTAACGAACCAGGCACTCAAGCAAGGAACCATCCGCCAGTGGGTGAACCGCGGCAAGCTCGTCGCACTCGGCACCAACGGCGACGGTCGCCCGGTGTACCAGATCCGCAAGGTGCGGAACCTCTGGCACCGATCAATCGCAGCACAGGAAGAACGACGAATGAGGATCGCAGCATGAGTAGCTTCTACACGTTTGAGGATCTGTTCGGTGAGTTCGGTGACCACACATGCTTTGTGTGCTGGGACTTCACTCCGGAGGTCCCCACCAGCAGTAAGAGTGGCCCCGCGAAGGAGCATCTGGACCGGCATAACGCCGTGTTCGCTCAGCAACTGGATTCATTCGGCAAGGCTGACGCGGCCCACCGCAAGGCAGAGAAGTCCAAGACAGCCAGTTGGGCCCTCGGCTCCACCTCGGGCCTTCTCATCGTTGCCATGTTCATCTTCCCTGACTCGTGGACTGGCGTGTTCATCTATCTGGCGCTCGGCATCGTCTGCGGGATACTCGCACTGCTTGCCTCCAGGGCATCAAAGCGATGGGAACACGCAGCTATGGATCACACAATGCTCGGTGTAGGTCCATGGCTTAGCCACGGGACACGCTAGGGAGTAATAGGGAATATGCTGGACATTTTCCCTACAGGCTGTAACGTTGTTCTTAGCTAAGTTGCGAGAAGTGCCAGTAAAGCCACTCGCGCACGCGAAGACTTGAGGCCCGGACAGCTCCCCCAGCAGATCCGGGCCTCAACCATTTTAATCAAGGAGCTCCCGCGATGCCTGCAAGCATCCGGGAGCGTGACCGACTTTCGAGGAGTCGATATGGAAACGATAGCACTGACGCCTTCTGACATCGCAAGGTTCTGGTCCAAAGTCGAAAAGACGGACGGCTGCTGGTTATGGCAGGCTGCCCTTGTCCGGAAATACGGCATGTTCCGGTTGGTCCAAGATGGCAAGCAGATCATGCGTAAAGCGCACCGGATCGCTTACCAACTCATCAAGGGCCCTGTCCCCAATGGGATGCGCCTGGACCATACCTGTCATGTTGAAGCCTGCGTCAACCCAGACCATCTTCGGCCAGTGACTGCCAAGCAGAACTCTGAGAACCGGGCAGGCGCGAACGCCAACTCCAAGTCTGGCGTCCGCGGCGTGTCCTGGAACAGGTTGTCCAACAAGTGGATCGTCACTGTTGGCCACAACGGGAAGCGTTACAAAGGCGGCGACTTCACCGACCTGTCTGAAGCTACGGCGGCTGCCTCTGCCTTGCGTGCAAAACTCTTCACGCATAGTGACGCAGACGCAGCATAGACACAAAAGGGCTGGATAAATCAGGGCGACTACGGTCGTCGGCGGTGCAAAGCCGCCCCAGCCCGCGAGACAGTGAACACCCCCGGCCAAATACCTAAAACGCGGGGCGAGCCAGTACCTGTCCAAACACTTACCAAAGAAAAGGGGTGACAACCACTTGTGCCTGCGCCCCTCACCGAAGACCAGAAGCAACAGATTGTCGCCCTCCACGGGCAGAACGTCAGCCGGAACGAGATAGCCCGCAAGGTTGGGGTGTCCGCCGGCACCGTCACGAACGTGTGCCGTGCTGCCGGGTTGCTCTTTGACCGGTCAATGACCAAAAAGGCTACTGAGGTCAAACAGATAGACGCTAAAGCGCTCCGGGCTTCACTCGCCGGTGATGCGCTGCAAGTCGCGAAGGAAGCCCAACAAGCGCTCCGCCGTATCCTGGCCGAATCATCAGAGCTCAACCTCAGAGACCTCGCCACCGTGTATGGCGTATTCATGGACAAGCACGTTGCACTCGTGAAGCTTGACGCTGACAACAGCGAATCCGCTGCAGCCGTGGACCAGTGGTTGGGCATGATGACCGGAGGTTTACGTGGAGATCCTCCCCCTGCAGGGTAAAGCGCTGTTGGCGTTGCAAAACCCGTCGCTCTCCATTGAGGCGTACGAAGGTTCGGTCCGTTCATCGAAGACCTTCACATCACTGCTGGACTGGGTGTCCTTCACACGTAAGGGCCCCGATGGTGCATTGGCGATGGTTGGCCGTACTGAGCGGACCGTTATCAACAACCTCATCCTCCCCTTGCAGGAGCTCATGGGGCGTGACCGGATCAAGATCAACTACGGCACCGGTACCGTGACGATCATTGGCCGTGAGATTCACATCTACGGGGCGAACAACGAAGCGTCCCGCACGAAGATCCAGGGCCTCACGTTGGCCGGCGCTTATGTGGATGAGGCGTCGACCATTCCGGAGTCGTTCTTCTCCATGTTGTACTCGCGCCTGTCGGTGCGTGGTGCGAAGCTGTGGCTGACCGCGAACCCGGAGGGGCCTGCGCATTGGTTGCTGGTCAACTGGCTGACGAAGGCGAAGCTGTGGATTGACGGTAAGGGTAAGATCCGCCACAACCCTTCAGCGGACGCTTTGGACCTACACCGGTACACGTTCCTGCTGGATGACAACAAGTCGTTGGACCCTGCCTATGTGGAACGCACCAAACGTTCCTACAGCGGGCTGTTCTACCGCAGGTACATTCTTGCTGAGTGGGTGGCCGCTGACGGGGCCGTGTTCGACTCGTGGAACCCTGAGACGCACGTGGTCAAACATGACTCGCTCCCGGCCATGCGGCACGTCCTCGGCGTTGGTGTGGACTACGGAACGACGAACGCCACCAGCGCGGTCCTCCTCGGCCTCGGCACTGACGGTGTGCTGTACGCGATCGATGAGTGGCGGCACGACTCCCGCAAAGCATCAATCCGGCTCACTGACGGTCAACTCTCGGCAGCACTCAAGGACTGGCTCACCATCCAAGGCAATCAGTCACTCACCCCGGAATGGGTGATCGTGGACCCCGCCGCGGCGTCGTTCAAGGTCCAGCTGGATCAGGACGGTGTACGGAACGTCATCAACGGTGAGAATGACGTCCTGTACGGCATCCGAACCGTCTCATCACTCCTGAACGCGGGGAAGCTCCGCATCAGCGAACGATGCACCGGACTCATCAGCGAAATGCCCGGCTACTCATGGGATACCAAAGCCACTGAGAAGGGCCTCGACCAGCCCATCAAAGTAGCTGACCACTCCATTGACGCTTTCCGGTACGCGGTAGCGACGACGGAAACGAACTGGCGGCCTCACGTGGATTTGGCTGCGTAGCCTTTACCCAGAGCTGCCGGCTGGGCGAGACCGGCGCAACGCCGGACCCCGGGGAAGTGCACCGAACCGGGGCCTGGCACAACCCTTGGAGAAGACATGGCAATCATTCAGACCATCCTCGCGAAAGTCCTGATTCAGGTTGGCGCGGACGAACCGCGGGAGATCGGAACGGTAGAGATACCCATCCAGATCTCCACCCCAGAGCGATCGCAAGGAGACGCTGAGGCCGCCAAATGGGATGGCATCGTGCGTACGGGTGGTGCTCACCGATGAAGTGCCCTGCCTGCGGTAAGCCCCTCGGCGCTCTCACCGCCAAACCACACTGCCCAAGCAAGACCTGCACATGGTCTGACTGCAACTGCGGCGCGACCGTGGACCGAAACGTTGGCACCTCTTTCGGGGGTCCCGTCACCACTTAGGAGGCCATCTTGGCACTGCCAGACAACGGCATCGCATGGCCGCCCAAAGAACTCGACCACATCCTCCCCAAGTTCCGGGAATACTCATCGTGGTACTCCAACGACATCAGCACACTGGGTGCGATGTACGCCAAGGGGGTCAACCAGCGCGGCATCCTCGCAAAGATCCGCACATGGTTCCTCGGCAACAAGGAAACCCCGCAGGCAGACACGAACACCATCCACGTCTCGCTCGCGCAGGAGATCTGCCGGACCGCGGCGAACCTCCTCTATTCGGAACCGTCGAAGGCTGTCGTCGTACCCGCTACTGAGGGCGCCAACGTGGACAAGGCTCAGGAACGCCTGGACCTCATCGCCGGGCCCGGGTTCGAGCAGCTCTGCATCAGCGCCGCGGAGATCTCCGCAGCGTTGGGTGGGGTGTACAAGCGGGCCACATGGGACGCGACCCGTGAGCACGTGTTCATCACGAAGGTGGACGCTGACATGGCGTTCCCGGAGTTCCAGTGGGGCAAGCTCAAAGCGGTGACGTTCTGGCGGACCGTGGAAGCAGCCGGGCAGACGGTCTGGCGGCACGTTGAACGGCACGAGCTTGACGCGGCCGGTGTGGGTGTTGTCATGCACGGCATCTACCGGGGCACACTGGACAACCTCGGCCAGCAGATGGGCTTCGATGACCACAAGTCCATGGAGTGGCTGACAACCCCGGCCATGGTGGAACAACTGACGGACGGGAACACACTTTCGACTCTCACTGAGGGTCTGGACGTCGTGTACGTCCCGAACATCCTGCCATCAGCGCTCTGGCGTAATGACCCCGTGGGCGCGAACCTCGGCCGCAGTGACCTTGAAGGCATCGAGCAGCAGCTCGACGCGCTCGATGAGCTGTACTCGTCCTGGCTGCGTGACATCCGCCTTGGCAAGGGCCGCCTGATCGTTGGCGAGTCCATGCTCCGCGACCTCGGCGCTGGCATGGGTGCAGGGTTCGACCTTGACCGGGCCATCTTCACCCCCGTGAAGGCTGCACCGTCCTCGGCCAACTCCGAGAAGATGGCCATTGAGAACGTCCAGTTCGACATCCGGACAGAGGACTTCCTCAAAGCCATCGACCATTTCCGCAGGATCATCCTCGCCGCTGCAGGGTACTCCCCGGGCACGTTCGGGCTGCAGGACGACGGGGCAGCCATTACGGCGACGGAGGTTGCTGCACGGCAAGCACTGTCGTACAGCACCCGGAAGCGGAAGATCCTGAGTGTGAAGCCAGCGGATGAGGAGATCCTCAGCAAGGCTTTGGCCATGGATGCGATCCTTTACCCTGCTGGGGGTGCTGAGCCACTCGAAGTATCGGTGGAGTTCCCGGACGGTGTGCAGGACGACCCGAAGGCTGTTGCCGAACAAAACCAGCTCGACTACAACAGCCAGTCCGCGTCCATCGAGGAACGGGTGCGGAAACGCAACCCGGACTGGGATGACACGCTGGTTGAGGAAGAGGTGGCGCGTATCCGGGAGGACTTCAACCTTGGAGCGTTGACTGACCCAACAGAGTTCGGTGTGGACGGTGCCGGCCTTGATCGTTCCTTGACCCCGACAGAGTAGGATTCGGCCATGGCGATACGCCCGGATGATGCCGCTGTGCTCGCGAAGGAACTCCGAGAGATGTTCTCGGAGGCCGAAAGCGTGTTGTTGCAGCGCATCGCCCGGGCCATCGCGAAGGGAATGGAAGCGCCCGACTGGGCTGAGCAGAAGCTCCTGAACATCCAGGCATTGAACAGGGAAGTTGCTGCGATCCTTCTGGACTTGCAGAACGGCGTCCCGGGCGCTGTGGAGCGGGCAATTGGGTTAGCGTACAACCGTGGTGTTGCCACGGCCGGTACTGAGCTAACAGCGGCTGGCTTGAAGCATGGCGCGTTCGCTGAGGTCCAGCCCACCGGTGCTGCGTCTTCCATTGTGTCTGAGACACTGGCTCGGTTGCAGCCGATGAGCTTCCAGATCCGCAGGGCAGTCTCAGACATTTACCAGCAAGTCGTGACTCAGGTGGCCGCGCAAACCACTTTGGGAACGGTCACGAGGCGTGAAGCGTCCCAGATGATCCTTGGGAGGCTCGCCAAGAACGGCATCACCGGATTCCGGGATGCCGCTGGCCGGAACTGGGAGATGGCGTCGTATGCGGAGATGGCCGCCCGGACCTCATCCGCTCAGGCGATGCTGCAAGGCCACACGGACCGGATCCAAGAGCTCGGAGTGGACACGGTCATCGTCAGCAACGCACCTGAAGAGTGCAAGATCTGCCGCCCGTTTGAGGGGCGGGTGCTGTCACTCTCTGGCCGGACTACGGGCAAGCTCAAGGACGGCCGGACCGTGATGGCTTCACTGGCCCAGGCTAGACGTGATGGCCTTTACCATCCGAACTGCCGCCACTCACACTCGATCTACCTGCCCGGGATCACCAAAGGACCCGGAAGGGACACCGCAGACCCTGCAGGCGACGAGCTACGCCAAACCCAACGCGACCTTGAGCGGAACATCCGCACATTGAAGCGCAAAGAAATCATGATGCGCGAAATCGGCGGACCAGCCGCGGTGAAAGCGAAGGCTGACCTAGGCGCGGCCCGTGCTGAGTTCAAGGACTGGCGTGAAGCCAACGACCGGAAAGACTTGGCATACAGGACGAGCCTCAAAGCCCGATAGACCACAAACCAAACCATTCAAGCCACTGCCCACGCGGTGGCTTTTTTCATGCCACCTTGGAGGGCACCTTGAAGAAGAACCGCACTATTCACGGCATCGACCTCACCGCACCGGGCGGGCTGGAGGCCTTGTTCGCTTACCGGCGTGCACAGTTCGGTGACGCGCAGATGAACGCCAACGCGGGCGGGGAAACACCTCCCGCTGGCGAGACTCCCCCGGCTGGCGGAGAGACGCCTCCTGCCGCGCCCCCGGCTGGTGAGACTCCCCCAGCAACACCGCCGGCAGGCAACGAACCACCCAAGACCACTGAGTGGGACGGCAAGGTTGAGTCCCTCCCACCCGCCGCGCAGAAGCTCATCACCGACCTTCGCAAGGCTGACGGGGACGAGCGCATGGCCGCGAAGACACTCGCAGCCATCCAGAAAGCACTCAACCCGGACGCCAAGCCCGAAGAGAAACCGACCGCTGAAGCCCTAACCCAGGCGCTGACAGCCAAGGACGACACCATCCGCACCCTCCAAATAGAGCGTGCGCTGGACAAGGCAGCCGCGAAAGCGGGCGCCGACGCAGACTTGCTCGATGCAGTGCTGGCCCGCAAGGGCAGCCTCAAAGAGCTAGACCCATCCGCCAAGGACTTCACAAGCAAGCTGGACGCTCTTGTGAAAGCCGAACTGGATGGCAACCCCAAACTCCGACTGGCCCGGGCGGCCGGACAGAGTGGCGCAGACTTCACCGGCGGGTCCGGAGAGGGCGCAAAGCAACCAACCACCCTCGAAGAAGCCATCACCAAGAAGATGGCCCGCTAACCCCTTAGGAGCATGCAATGCCCGTAACACTCGCCCAGGCGAAGCTCAACGTCACTGACGCCGTCGATATCCAGATCATCGATGAGTTCCAGAAGTCCAACGACATCATGAACCGTCTCACGTTCGATGACGCGGTCTCTCCCGCTGGTGGGGGCGCGACCCTCACCTACACGTACACTCGGCAGCTCACCCAGCGTGGCGCCGCGTTCCGTGCGATCAACTCCGAGTACACGCCCACCGAAGCGACGAAGGTCCGCGCCTCGGTGGACCTCAAGCCGCTTGGTGGTTCGTTCCAGATCGACCGTGTCCTTGACGCTGTCGGCCAGGCGCGTGAGACCACGTTCCAGATGCGGGAACTGCTGAAGGCCACCTCGGCTAAGTTCAACGACGCCGTGTTCAACGGTGACACCGCTGTGGACGCCAACGGCTTCGACGGCCTGAACAAGGTCCTCACCGGCACCACCACCGAGTACCTGCCCCTGTCCAACGGCACCACCACGGGCTACCGTGACTGGACCACGGTGGACACGAAGGCTGAGGCCATCGCGGAAATCGAACAGATTGACGCGTGGCTGTCCCTGCTGGACGAACGCCCGGACGCGATCTACGGACCCAAGAAGGTCCTGTCCATGTTCAAGCGCCTAGCGATGTGGGCTGACCAGTACGAGAAGACCACGGACGCTTTCGGGCGCTTGGTCAACGCGTACAACGGCATCCCGCTGATCGACCCGGGCACCAAGGACGGCTCCAACACTGACGTCCTGACCACGGCAACCCGTGACGCTGACGGCGGCGGTGCTGGCGGCAACATCACCGGCCTTGGTGACCTGTACGCGGTCCGCTTCGGCCTGGACGGCTTCCACGCCGTGTCCACTCCCGGCCCGCTGGTCCGTAACTGGCTGCCGGACTTCACCACCGCTGGTGCTGTGAAGACCGGTGAGGCTGAGCTCGGCCCGGCCGCTGTGGTGCTGAAGAAGACCAAGGCTGCGGGCGTGTTCCGCAACATCAAGGTCGCCTAACCACCCCGTTGACTGGTGCGGGCCGCCTCACCCGTGGCCCGCACCAACCCAACCGCCCAGGGAGGGCATCATGAAGATCAACGCACCAGCCAAGGATTACACGGCCACGGACCGATACGGCGATACCGTGTTGGAGTTCAAGAACGGCACCGCGGAAGTTGAGAAGCTGCCTACCGGTGTCCGCCAGTACCTGATCGGCGCCGGGTACGGCATCGACCACGAAGCTGAGGTCCCGGAGGTACCGGCCCCGGCTGATCCACGCGTGCAGACGCTGGAGCAGATCGGCACCCCGTTGCGGGATGCTGCCGTGGATCCCAAGCCCGGTGACTTCCTCGCCCCGACGAACGCGGGCAAGCTCGGCGACGAGGGTAACCCTCACGGCCCGAATGTGGTCTCTCCGGAGATCCACGCATCGCAGGGTGTCCGCCCGGTGAAGGCCGGCGACGTCCATGTTGATGACACGGACAAGCAGGACGCCTCCGAAACCGCACACACCGAACAGTCCACCAACGGTGAACCTGTCACTGGCGTGGAAGCACCCGCGGGGAACGCCTCCACTGAGGTGTGGCACGAGTACGCACTCACCCAGGGCAAGACCCCGGAGGAGCTCGAAGGCCTCGGCCAGCGGCAGATCCGCGACCTGTTCACTGAGAAGACCGAATAAAGCGGGAGGGGCTTGCAGTGAGAATCTACGCAACCGAAGCCGAAGTGCAGGACTGGATCGGTGACGGGTCCCCGCTGGTGGTCAACGCTGCAAGCCTCCTCCGCTCCGCATCTGGGCTCGTCAGGCAGGAAACCAGGGCGGCCGTGTACGCCACCGACAGTGAAGGTTACCCTTCCGTTCCTATGGTGCGGGACGCGTTCCGTGACGCCACATGCGCTCAGGTGAAGTTCTGGGTGGATCAGAACATTGACCCTTCCCTTGGTGCGGGCGGTGTTGCCCCTCTAGCGGCCTCAAAATCCATTGGTGGGGCGTCGATCCAGTACAGCACTTACGTGTCCACAGCGCAGGCACGGGCCGACGCTGCCGGGACGCTGAGCCCGGAGGCTTGGTACATCCTTGCGGATGCTGAGCTTCTCGGCGGTGAGGTGGTGATCCTGTGAGTGAGTTCGATGAGTTCCTTCAGCACACGGTCACGGTGGACACGTGGACCGGTGAAGGCATGTTCGGCACTGAGTACGCGCCGACGTCGGGCCCAGTCCCGTGCTTCAAGGACGACACCCGCAAACTCGTCCGCTCGGCGGGCGGCGATCAGGTGGTGTCCGAAACGACTCTGTGGGTGTTCGACAAAACCCACAAGCCCAAGTTCGTGCCGGAGTCCATCGTGCACCTCCCGGACCGGGACGCCACCGTGATCAGTTGCGGTGACGCGGACTCCGGGACACTGGGCCTGCCGGACCATCTGCAGATCGTGCTGACCTGATGGGCAAGTCCTGGGCGTTCAAACCGAACAAGAACGTGCTGATCCGGTCTAAGAAGGGCGCCGCACGCGGGCTAGCGCTCGCCGGTGAACATGTCCTTGGGGAAGCGAACAAACGCGTTCCCATCGAGGAAGGCACCCTGACACGTTCCGGGGTGGCATCCGTTGATGAGAAGAAGCTGCGCGGTGCTGTCTCCTATGACACCCCGTACGCGGTCAAGCAGCACGAGGACATGCACCTTCAGCATGACTCGGGCAGGGAGCCGAAGTACTTGGAGAACGCGTTCAACGCCGAAGCGGACACGGTGGGCAAGATCATCGCCAAGGCGATCAAGGGGGAACTGTAGATGGGCTTCAATAAAACCCTGATCGAACAAACAGCAGCCTGTCTGGTGGCCGCCGGCATCGGCAAAACCAGCGGCGCCACCACCACTGATGTCCTGATCGTCTCCGACGTCCTCCCCCAAGCCCCTGACAAGGCCATCGCCATCAACGCCTACCCCGTCCAGGACGACGCCACCACAGACTCCATCGTCGGTGTGCAGCTCCGCATAAGGGGCAAACCCAACGACCGCGCATCTGGCAAGGACATCTCGGACGCCTGCTTCGACACCCTCCACGACCTCGGGAACGTTGTCTGGGGCGGGATCCCCATTGTCCGGATCTGGCACCAGTCCGGCGCGAACCTCGGACCGGACGCCAACAACCGGTTAGAGACCACATCCAACTACTACATCCAACTCACCCGCCCCGGGCCCAACCGGGAAGACTAGGAGCACACCATGACCACAGCAAGCATCACGCCCGGCAAGCTCTCTGACTGGGCCCTTGAAGTCGCCGCCTACACGGACGGCACGGAACCGACAGACTACGTCTCGGTTCGCGGTATCACCGAGTTCACTCCCCCGGTCGCTGAGAAGAACCTCGAAGACGACGGCGACTACGACGGCGACGAGTGGGGTTCCCAGATCGCCACCGGCCTCTCTTACACACTGGAGGGCACGTACAAGCTCCCCCGTGGCGGGTACCCATCCGATCCCGGACAGGAGATCATCCGCACCGCTGGCCAAGGTGCGCTTGAGGCTGGTTTCGTTCACTGGCGGGCGTACAACAAGATCAGCGGCGCCGGTAAGAAGGGCCTTGCTGACGCTTCGACGTCCGCGAATGGTGGTCCGAAGACCGACCTGCAGACCGAAGGGTTCACCCTGACCGGCCGCGGCGGGTTGGAAGATTACACCTCCACGGTCCCGGCCAACCTGAACGCTACCGCCACTGCGTTGCGCACGGGATCCGCGATCACGGGCGTGCAGGTCACCAACGGTGGTACCGGCTACACCGTGGCCCCGACAGTGGTATTCACTGGTGGCGGCGGTACCGGTGCGGTTGCAACGGCCTCCGTGGCTGGCGGCAAGGTTGTCGACGTCGATGTCACCAACGGTGGTACCGGCTACACGTCCGCCCCTGCCGTGTCGTTCACCCGCAACTAATAGACCCCGTGCCCGCCCGTTTCCAAGGGCGGGCGGGCACGGTCACCACCACACCCCTTGGAAAAACCTTGGAGACCATAATGGCATTGAAAGACCTGCAGGATGTCCTCAACGACACCCACAAACTGCCGATCCGCGGCAAAGTGTACGAAGTTGAGTCTATTAGCGCTGAGCTCGGCCTTCGCTTCCAGGCACTCATGGAAGTAGCCGCTGAGGCTAAGAAGGCCTCTGATGCTGGCGCGGAATACAGCCCGTCCGCTGATGATGAGGAAGTACTCAACGACGCAGCGGAGAAGGACCTCTACCGGGAGGCCCTCGGCCCCGCCCACGATCTGATGATGGCTGACGGGGTGAAGTTTGCTCAGCTCAAACTCTCGGCCCTGTATGTCATCTTCCACGCCGTCTACGGTGACACCTTCGCTGCAGCGTATTGGGCGTCGGGGGGAAAAGCACCAGCGCCGAACAGGGCGGCGCGCCGAACGGAGACCCGGACCCGTACGGGCGCGGAGAATTCGACCCAGAAACGGGCCTCTCGGAGTGGTACGACTACCCGGAAGGCCACGCCGAAACCGGGGGCCTGACCTGGGCGAAGATACTCACCCACTGGAACCTCATCGAAGCCGACTTGCAGGACGCCGGGATCGATATTGATTCCGGGATACTGAAGCGGCGGACGTGGCGGTGGCTGGCCGTCCGGATCTCCGGGTTGCTGTCCGTTGAGTCAAGGCTGCAGCGGAAGCTTTTCCCACCCAAGAAGACCGGCAAGCACGGCACATAACTACATAGGAGGCCCGTCTTGGCACTTTCGATTGGTGAACTGACGGGATACCTCGACCTCGACGCGGGACCGTTCGAGAAGGCGATCGGTTCCGCGTTCGACAAGCTGGGCTCGAAGAAGTGGCAGGTAGCCGGCGCGGCTGCAGGCGTTGCCGCTGCCACGGCTTTGACGTCGGGTCTGATGTCCGCTGCTGACACTGAGGTCCTGAACAAGAAGATGGCCGCCTCACTGGGCCTGACCAAAGAACAGTCCGCCACCGCAGGCACCGCCGCGGGGAAGCTCTACGCTGACAACTACGGCTCCTCCCTCGAAGAGGTCAACGGCGCCGTCGAAGGCGTTATGTCCTCCATCCGGGGCATGAAGAACAAATCCTCCGAAGACATCCAGGCTGTCACGAAGGACGTCCTGAACCTCGCGTCCGCTTTCGAGCTCGACGCTGGCCGGACCGCGCAAGTGGCCGGGCAGATGATCACTTCCGGGATCGCGAAAGACGCCAAACAGGCAGCGGACCTGCTGGCTGGCACCTTGCAAATGGTCCCGAAGAACGTCCGCGAAGACATCATGGACGCCGTGGACGAGTACGCCCCGTTTATGTCCACCCTTGGTATCAAGGGTGAAGACGCCATGGGGTTGCTGGTCCGGTCCTCCGAAAAGGGCATGTACGGCATCGACAAGACCGGTGACGCTCTGAAAGAGTTCACGATCCGGGCAACGGACATGTCCACGGCCACCGGTGGTGCGTACAAGGCCCTCGGCATGGACCAGAAGGGCATGACGGAGAAGCTTCTGGCCGGTGGCGACACCGCCAAGACAGCTTTCAATGACATCATCCAAGGCCTGACCGGAATGACAGACCCTGTTGCGCAGTCCCAGGCTGCGCTGGCCCTCTTCGGGACACCGCTTGAGGACCTGTCGGTCAACGAGATCCCGAAGTTCCTGAACAGCATCGACCCCATGGGTGACGGTTTCGACTCCATGGAAGGCAAAGCGGCCGAACTGGACGACACTCTTGGTGGGTCCGCGAAGGGCGGCTGGGCGAGTTTCCAGCGCAGCGCGGAACAGTCCATGTCGGCCATCGGTGAGAAGATGCTCCCGACCCTGCAGCCGATCATCGACAACCTGAAGGAATGGGCGCCAACCCTTGGCCCTGTGGTGTTGGCGCTGGCGGCGTTCGCTGGCCTGATCTGGGCGGTCTCAGCGGCCATGACAGCGTTCACGGTCATCAAGACCATCATCGACGTGATCAAGGCGTGGACGGTTGTCCAATGGCTCCTCAACACGTCACTTTACGGTTTCCCTCTGGTCTGGATAGTTGTTGCTGTGATGGCCCTGATCGCGGCGATTGTGCTGCTGGTCATGAACTGGGACACCGTCGTGAATTGGATCTCTGTCGTGTGGGGCGGGTTCATCAACTGGTGCGTTGAGATCATTGACGGCTTTGTTGTGTGGTGGAACCAGATCTGGGGCGGATTCGCGAACTGGATCGTTGAACTCTGGAACGGGTTCATCGGCATGATCACTGACGCCTGGAACGCCTACATCACGTGGGTGGTATCCATGATTGTCGGGTTCGTTGGCTGGTGGAACGGG